CTGCTGGTTCACGCCTAGACTGAATCCTTGCGACACTTCTACGAAAGTCACGCCACCCCTGTTCAGGTCATGAGAGTAGTTATACTCGTCTTTCAGTTCCTTGCAGCGCTTAGCCACTGCGTGCTCTTCTCGGCGCACCTTTGACACGATGGCTTCTCCCGTGCCTTGTCCGGTCGAGCCAATGCGCAGGCTCTGCAGGCTGTCTCGGTCCCGTGTCTCTTGGCTTACGATGGACGCGTTATTATGTATCGCGGCCCTTACATCATACGTTTCCATTTCGCGTAGGAGGATTTCTGGCACGATTACTGCACCAGCGTTGATGTAAGTCGGGATAGTGTGTCCCATTCTGCGGGCTATCACTGAAAAAGTTGGCAACTGTTTGAGGACGATCTGTTCATCACCGAAATAGGACGTATGACCGCTGTTCGGACCTGCGTTGGTCGTTACACGGTGTACCTCTTCTGGGAACATTTCAGCCAAGAAGCTCGCTGCTAATCCTTTGCCCGTGGACCCGTACTGCCCGTCCACCAGTACATAAGCGCCGTGTTTATGGAACCAACCCTTTCGGGTCAGCATCTGGCGCGCTATCATCGTGTGTTTTTCCATCATTTGTTCTCCTGTACTCGTGCCGCTCTTGCAATGTATTCAGGCGACACTTTTCGTTTTTCGTCCATATACCAGTTGTGGGCGTCTTCTGGATTTTCGAAATATTTAGTTGTTGTCTTACCTTGAACTGTTATGCGTGATCGGTATAATCCAGTTTTCTTATGCAGGCTAACCCCCGCGAATCCAACAGAGTTTGCAGGCCTGATTTCGTTGTGAGAATTTTGACTGAGGGTCACCGCTCTTAAATTTATCCAACGATTATCTTTTTTGTCCCCATTTATATGGTCAATAACTAAGGAATCGTGAGGCAATACCCTTGTCTGCATAAACCACGCCAGTCTACCAGCAGCCCATGTTTTTTGTTGTACCTTAATGTAAAGGTAGCCATTATTGTGTAATTTTTCGGCCCTCTTCCCTTTCAGGTCTGACCTAGATTTAGGGTCTTTCCAAACGAAGTGTCCAGTTTCGGGGTCATAAGATAACGAGTTCAAAATTTCCTCATGGCGGTTTCTCACCTCTCTCAAAGCTAGCTCAGCATACCCAACTAGATCAACAAAGTTGTCCAATACTTCACCAGGGCCATTTAATACACGAGCCAATTTATGGACTATCATATCTAAAGATGTTCTTGTAGCAGGACATAGCCCCCGCCAACACGTACCTGACCTAAGCGCTTCCTTAAGTTCCTGCTCTAAGCATGCAAGAGATGCAAAATCACCATAGGCTGCTCCTCGCTCTTTTAGTACATTTTCGATGTCGCTCATTTGATACTCCTGATGGTTTCGGTAAGACCCTTATACTTACCTTTGATTGAAAAAGGGACGGTGGCTATAAGCGTTTCTGGTGAACAGTCCTTGAGAGGATCATAGACCAACAGTGTTGAACCCAGAGCTTTTTCGCCTACCACAATAAACAGGAACACGGTGCCACCAGCTTCTATGAACTGCCTCGCGGCCTGCTGCTGTTTTGCCGCCATCGGGTTCTTGATGGTGCGCTCGGGACTGAAAGTAGGACGATGTTTTACTTCCGCTAGATGTACCCCAACACCGCGACACGAAAGAATAAGGTCCGGATTACCAACTGTCCACTCAGAAGCCCATTTCTTCCCCGTACCACCTTCAATCTTGTAGGTATCGATGATGTGGTTCTGAAAGCGCAGCTCGTTGCGGCTCATCTTTCGTTCCTCTGGTTAATGTCTTCCTCGCTGTAGGGCGTGAATTCGTGAATGTCTTTGACTTTCGCGATCCATGGCTTTGCTTTTACGACTACCTCGAAAGGCGCATCTGGGTCCTCGATTATTTCAATCTGCGACTTAGGAAGCCATATACTTGCCTCCCAGTAATTACCCTGAAACCTTATGGCTCTAGCAGTATTGAGCGTTATTTGTCCCTCAAATGTAAGCATCCCAGCCTCCATCAAACTTGTTGCCCTTAGAGTCGTTAATGTCTTGAGGCAACACTTGTAAATTCCAAGGTACATGAAGACCACAGACGTTTTTACCTTTGATAGGTACTTCGTGGTCCACGTGATACTTAAAGCCCGATATCACCTCGCAATCACGGGCGTGCTCGTAAATAGCCTTGATTAGTACTCTATGCTCTTCGTTGAGCCAAGGCGGAGTGGCTCTTATTAGTCTCCTTGCAGAGATTTTAGCACGCATTTTATACTTCTCATGATGTTTGGCGTACTCTCTTTGCTTACGTTCCTTCCTCAAGACTTTGAGTCTCTCAGGCCTTTTACTCCAGTATTTTTTATGAGTTTCAAAAGCCCTCTCTTTGTTGGCTTCATACCACTCTTTTTTGCGATCTTTAATACACTGTTTACACTCGTGACGGAGACGATCTGAGGTGTTCAAGTGTTTATAATACTCTGTTGTTGGTTTTATACTACCACAGTCTCTGCATTTTTTAACCTCGCCCATTTTAAGCCCCTTTCCCATAAGTTGCCTCAGCCCAATCTTCTCCTTCTCCACCTTCCATCACAAAAGGTACTGTTAGATTTAGAGGACTAGACTGAACATCTTCCATTACTCTGACGCACTCTTCAAACAAAGCCCTAGCTTCTGGAGTGTTTTGGTATTGGCCGTTGAAGGAATCGTGTACCGTCATCAAAATTCTGCAGATATCACCATTGTCTTCGCAAAGACGATCTGTCTTTAGCATTAACCATTTAGTTATGTCAGCGTTGGACCCTTGAATGATGCGAGAAACCGCTTTGTAGGCGAAACGGGGGTTTTCAAGCCTACAGCGTCTTCCTAAGAGAGTATGAACATAACCACGGTTTTTAAATCTTAATTTAGCCTTGTTCTGAAATCCCTTAATGTTAGGGTAGGCTTTAAACCAAGCATTGTAGTATTGCTCAGATTCTTCTCTGCTGATCTCCATGTGACCCGCCAGAGCGTCAATCCCCATTCCCGTGTATATCCCGAGATTGAGCCTCTTAGCTGTTGGACTCCTAGGAACACCTAGTAATTCTGCAGTCATCGAGTGGGAATCCACGAAAGGCTCGGAATTATACCCTCTCATCAAGTTGGGGTCTTGAGAATAATGGGCGTATAACCTAGGTTCGGCCTGAGACTGATCTCGCTCCCAGAAGGTCCAACCCTCGTCAGCAACAAAAAGTCTTCTGAAAGGTAGGGCTAATTCTTTGACCCGCGAGGGTACTTGCTGTAGATTGGGGTCGCTACAAGAAAAGCGCCCAGAGATCGTGCCCTTGTCGTCCGATTTCAGCTGGTTCAACGTGGCGTGGACACGCCCTTTGTACATGTGCCTCTCGGCCAGCGGGTTCACGAAAGAATTAAGCAGATTGGATGCCTGACGTATGGTCACGATCTTTTGACCCATAGGGTTCTTTTTCAACCACTTCTCAGTGAAAGACGGGTTGCCCTTTTCAGTGGTGGGCCAATCGGTAAAACCGTTGTCCTCCATGAGCTTCTTCATCTGCACCGGTGAACGAGTGTTGAAGCCAATCGGCAAGTCCCGTAGCATTTCGGATATGCGTTGCTCCGTGGCTTCGCGTAACTGCCCAATTCGGTCTTCGTCGATCTTGATGCCTGTCCTCTCCATCCTGAAAACAGTCCAGATCAGCTGCGACTCCAGTTCATAGACCCGCTGTAGGTCCTCTTCCTCGATCTGCTTGACCTGCTTTTCCCAGAGCTGAATAGTGGTCACACCATCGCCTACGGCGTATTCATAAGCGATCGGGTCGTTTCCTGCAAGACGCCAATAATTGGCCATTTGGCCTCGTGCCGCCGTGCCACCGAATAGGCGGGCCATGTGTGCGTATAACTCTTCGCCTTTTTTCGCTTCGACGCCCATAGCCTGCGCGCAACTATCTAGGCTGTAGCTCCGCGCATACTCGTCTAAGATAGCCGCGTTGTTCTGAGTGCAGACCATTTCGCGACCGAGTAAGATACCCGCATTCGCTGAAAAGTGGGCATCAAATTTCAGATTGTGCCCGACCGTCTGCAGCCCTAGGCGTCTGCGGTCCTCGAAAGCTTTTGCCAGTTCTTTCTCGAACGGGTGCTGGACGAACGGGTCGTCAGGATTTTGCATCGGTTGCCCACCTGGCAAATTTCCACCTCCACCGTGCCGTACAGGCACGTATACCACGTGCTCCGCCTGCACCGTGGAAGTATCTACATCTGCGCTCGATGGGCCGACCACGTACCCAACAGGGTTGTTGACGCGCCAATCTACGCCGCTTGTTTCGGTGTCATACGAAAGTGTCTTGGCCTCGCGTACATAACGTAGGGCGCGCTCTGCATTTCCTGACAAGTCAATCATCAAATAAATCCGTTCTTTTTCGCGATCCACTCTTTAACTTCGAAGAAGCCATTTTTAC